AATGTGGAGACACCTGAGTATATGTGAGAGCTCTTCGAATCGGAGACACCTGATTCTAATTCTACTGCACAGAGGAAGGAGCCTATGTCGGAATCTTCAGCATCTGTTGTCGCGGCGTTTACCTCTACATTAAGATTACCAGCAGTCAATCCTTCTGGGTTTTCAAGTGAATATGGGTTTTGAATAATAGTGCCAGAGTTCGGTTTGATGTTGGCACTACGAGATGTTCCCAAGAACTGAGCACCTGGAACATTACACTTGACATATCCATCATTTAGACTGGAACCCTTTGTAAAATCTACCAACGAATGCGACGCCAGAAGCATCTCGGCAACACACTCACTTCCAAATCTGTGATCTCTCATGATTGGTCTTGCTGGGAACATTTCAGTATTGACAAGTAGATTATATTGTTGGAGACCGGCGGCACATCTGTTTCCAAGTGAATACCTTTGTTGCGAAAGGGTGCTTGATGTCCGACGATGGCATATGATTACTCTTTCTAATGAACTGACCGAGTACCCTAACGAGGCTGTCAATTGAGAATTTGTTGCTTGAAGAGTAGCAGACGAATGCATATACGATGTCGCCAATATATCATATTTACCACCGGTCATTTCATCTATACTTGCTTGGGCTTCTGGTGACAGCTCAGTCGCTTGATACACGAGTTCTACTTCACTGATTTGATAATTAACAATATCATTAATCGCATCTACACGAAACACAACACCAGCCTCTTCAAGTGTGAACCGCAGTTTAAGTGGGCTCAAACTGAACAGGGGAAATAATCTATGTGGGGATGACTGACTTAATGGATTAAGAATTAATGGTAGGCAATATATACGTTCCAAGTCGCCAGGGTCAATAGCCGCACCACGCAACAATCCTTCGGTTCCGGCAATAGCACTGCCGGTTGATGTCTTCCATTCCTGAGACGCATCGGTGTCAATCATGGCACAGGCAAGTACGTTGAACCGATCCAAATCGCATATCTTAGCACCACCGCCACCGGTTGTAATCTCCATACGACGGATGAAACCGTAAGCACCAGAGCGGTCAAGGTCACATTTGACTGCGGCAGTGTCACCAGCATTACGGCACAGAGATGTCATCTTAAATTTCAAATAACATTGGTTTGAGTTCCAATACGTACCGGCTTGGTTCGCTGGGAGCTCGAACTCTATTACACTGGATGGAGAATATATTCCAGCATTAGTTGGTGGCAATTTTACTCTATAACTTCTTGATTGAACGGCTCTTGCCTTCACCTTTGGGAAATCTAATGATTCGCTGAATACTTCTGCCATATAACATATGATTAGATTATAAATATTTATTTACGACGACGCTTACGGTAAGGTCCATCATCAATGAACTCTTCCTCTTCTTCCGATTCACTTTCAGATTCTTCATCAGTTACAAGTTCCTCATCATCATCATCTGGTTCATCAAGGTACTCAAGTAGAGTAAGGTATGGGTCTTCATCCATATAGACACTGGCTTCAACCACCTTATCGTCCTTGACGGCACAGTAATGCAGTACACCGGCACAGCATCGCCATGACTCGTACACAACACCGAGTTCTTCAAATTGTTCGTGGATGGCAAGGGCAATGTAGAATTGGGAGCTCATATTACTATAGGTTGAGATAATTTTTTGAGTTAAATATCCACAGATAATATATACTGCTATGATATATTGATGGATTTTGTAACTTACTATAGATTTTTGAAACGAAATCAGATTCCATTTGTCTATTATAAATATGGGAATAGAGTAAAAATAATGTCAAAGGTTACACGGTATGAATATGTGATGTCAAATTTTGAGTGGTTCCATGTCCACCATCTCATAGGGGAACCAGTGCCGAAACTTATGGAGATTGTGTTTGAACCGCCAGAGGAAAGTTGGATGTATGATAATGAGATGGATCATAGGTAAAAATGAATTGCGTTAAAATACTTAAAGATTTTATAGGACGTTATAGTATATAATGCCCCGCTTAAATGTTGATTACTCTAAAACCACAATTTATAAAATTCAGCACAATGATGATGAGACACTCTTGTATGTAGGAAGCACCACAAACTTTAACAACCGCAAATCGCATCACAAGTGTCGTTGTAACAATCCGAAAGACCGATGCCATAACTTGAAAGTCTATAAGATGATTCGAGAGAATGGTGGCTGGGATTGTTTTAGTATGACAAAGATTGAAGACTTTCCGTGTGAGAATGGTCGTGATGCTGAAGCACGTGAGGATGAATTGATGCGTGAACTAAAGGCAAACATGAACGCCCAACGAGCATTTATAGCAGACCATGTAGCTCAAAAGAGTGTGTATAATCGCCGTTACCGAGAGACACATGCTGACTATCAACGACGATGGCGTCAAAATAATCCAAACTATGAACGTGAACGACGTGCGCGTCTCAAGCGTGAAGCAGCTGAAGCAGCAGAACAATAAGCACTCAATCTAATAAAATATTTGTAGTATATATAATGAATACACTACAAATCACAGAGAAGAAACAGGACAAACTTAGTGTAGCAGTTACACCAAACAATCTTGACGGCAAACTCGGTGACCTTCCAGACCCATTACCTGACACAAGCGGATTCAATATGTGCATTATTGGATCCCCTGGCAGCGGAAAAACCAATCTTCTATACTCAATCATGACTCGGAAAAAGGTCAAGGGTGTCAGGCAGTCATATCGTGGGCTATTTGACCATATCTATGTCATCAGTCCTACCATTGGTGCCAAAAGTATGAAATCAGATCCATTCAGTAAATTGCCACAGGACCAAATCTATAAGGAATTGGATATGCAAGTTCTCGTGGAACTGGAGAAAATCTTGGAGAAGAACCGCTCCAACGACGAGCACTCGGTCGTAATCATGGACGACATAGGGAGCCAACTGAGACGGTCACAGGCAATAGATAAAAAGCTCACCCAGCTCATTCAGAATCGGCGGCATATGTTTTGTTCCACTATATTCTTGGTTCAGAAATATAGGGATTTGGGAACTGGTATTCGGTCTGCCATCTCACATCTCATTACGTTTCGACCAAAAAATTTACCCGAACGTGACGCAATACTTACTGAGATGGTGCCACTTCCACTCAAACAAAGCATATCGTTGTTGGACTACGTGTTTGAACAGGGTGACGAAGACAAGTACGCGTTTCTATTGGTTGACCTATCACTGCGTAAATCAAGCAAGTATCGTTACTTCAAAAAATTCAATGAGCTCAACTTTAATATCTAAGTATAAAGTATAATGCCGTTGCAGAAGAGGAAGAAGAAGCCCAAACAGGCATCGGATAAATCTGTGAAGCAAGTTGTGACGCAAGTTGTTAAGGTGAATATAGGAGATACGAAACCCAAGAAGAAACGTAAACGTAAGTCTGGTGGTGGTGTCGCTCGGTCAGCAGCTCCAGCCCCGATGTTGGCACAAGTCCCACAGCAATTCATCTATCCGCCCCAATCATTTCCACAAGAGGCACCGATGGCTCCACCAAGACAGGCACCACCATCAGTTGAGGTTCCAGATCCATTTCCAGTATCGGCACTCAATCGTGTGCTTGGTTCAGTCCCAAGAAGTACACTGGCAGTTCAACCAGAAGTCCAGCGTCCAACACTTATGAGACCGGCAGAGAAACCACAACTCGTAATGCCAGAGCAGCCGGTCATGGTTCCAGCAAAAATAAAACCAAGCCCAAGACCACCGCCGATTGGTGAGATACGGAATGTTGAAGTTGTTGATGTAAAACCATTTGTTGCCAAACCAAAGCTGACTGGAGTGGATAGGGTCCCAATTGGTGCTCGTGATATACCAGAATCGGCATCTGTTCCAAAACCGAAGGCACCACCGCTTATGCGTGGTGAACAGAAGTCATCTCTTGTCAGTGGTCCAGAAGTTGTGGTGGAACCGGATGCCGATGTATCCGGCGTGTTTGTGACCGACAAGCACAAGGCAGAACAGCTAATGGCTCAGCGTGAACGGCAACGTGCAGCAACGGCAGCTTCTCGGTCCAGAGCCAAAGGTGAGGCATCAGCTCCACCAAAAAAGAAGCCTGGACCCAAGGGCAAGAAACTGGTTGAAGTGGTTCAACCAGAAGCGGCTGGACCACCCATTTTAGGAGATGTTCGTTATGCGTGAATATAATAAAAATATA